AATCAACCTCCTAATCTAATACTTGGGTGTACTTGTATAAAAAAGTACTATTTAGTATCAGATATCAATTTTGTTAGCGGTTGCCCGCTTGGAGTATTGTAAACTCCAGCATTCTATTTATAGAATGAAGATAAGATTGATTCACTAAGGGGCCGTATAGAGTATAGTAATAAAAATAGTAATTGAAATAGATCAACTATTTATTATGAGATACTGGTATAAGACACGCTTTCGTGTTACAATCCTAGCATTTCCAATGAATATCAATTCGGTTTATGAAATAGTATTTGAAATAGAACAACTATCATAATCAGGGATTGGTAAACATGGTCTGTGCACCTTATATATATTTGTGAAAATAATAATAAGTAGGGAAAGCTAAAGGTGATTGATATAATCATCCACGACTTTGCACCTAGTGATACACATTAGGTAATAGTTAGCCTGAAAACTACTATTGATAGTGACTTTTGTTACTATACGTGTACTCGTGATAATCTATTAATCCTCGATGGAATTGAATTTCATACCTTAGAGGTGACGATAGGTTGTACTAATCAATGGGTAGTCAGGTAACTACTATTAAACCATTTAGTTACATAATCTGTAGTAGACCTCGAAGGTCAGTACACATATAAGGGCTAACACCCCAGATATATTGTATCTAGGATATTAACTATACGGAGTAGGGGGTAACCCAGCCCCAGTATATTTTCTATTAATGTTTATTCAAAATATTAATATTAACGAACTTAAAACTGTAAGTGAAGTAATGACTCACGATAAGATTAGTAATTAAATTATTCTTCTATAAAATTCGGATCCGTCTAGAATTTTGGCATACTGTTTAACACATAAGTGTAAACTTTGAGAGTGAAACTGGATATAGTAATCAGGTAGCTATTGAAGGATTTTCAAAGAGTTCTGTATTAGTATAGTTTAACAAAGCTATGCGTTCTAGGGGGAAAAGATCCTTAGATATAGACACTTATGGAACATTGGAAAGAGATCAAGTTATTCTTTGAAATAAAATGCTCTTTTTGTAAAAACTTTAGATTATATAATTTTTAAATAAAAATGTATAAATTAAATATTATTAAGAATACTAATTAGAGTGATGGAGAAAACTCCATATAATTAGCTGTATATTATTAAAATATGAATAGAAGATGTTTGATACTTGATAATGATCAAACTTTACATTGACATGAAATTTGTAATGGTACTTCTTTTTTGATAAAACAAAATTCTTTTTCGAAATTTGAATAAAATAACTTATAACAAAATATAAGATAATTGTAATTTATATGTATTTAACGTTTTACATCTATTAAAGTGTTGGAGTAATCTCCATATAATAGAGTATCTTGAATATATACCCACTAAATTAAAGGTGCTATAAGCATACTAGTTGAGATGGATGGCCTTCGGGCCACGCATTCTGTTCATACAAGCACTTCCAGGAGATTTAATCAATCTTCGGTTACGCTAACACTTCAATATCTTGCTTAGGACGGTTGTCCGTCTACAAGTGAGTAGAAGTTATCGTAGAATGGAGTGAGGTAAGGAACTAGTTATTATTTAGGGTGGTAGAATTTAGGAAACATTTAAAATAATACTTAAAAGTGATGGAGAAAACTCCATATTAAGTATAAATTTCATGTAACTTATAAATTAAATTATTTTGGTTGTTATTTATGTATTTTATCTAATTTTTATTAAGATATTCATATTTAATTATATATATACATTCTTATAAATATAACTAGTGTTGGAGAAAACTCCATAATTATAGATATTTATTTTGTATATTTTTGCATTATTATACCTTGTCCTATTTTAAGGTTTCTTTAAAAACACATTGTGTTAATTTAGATTCCGTAATTATACTGTACTTGACAAATGAATACATTGATTAAGTTACAACAATATTATTTTTATTTAATTATCCAATTAGTAATATATCTGATACTACGTTGGTTCTTTTAATGATATCACAATTTTGGTGAGCTTTGTTGATTCCTCATAGATTATTGAGGAGTGAACCTTTAGCAAACACCAAGTGAATGTCTATTAAAGAAATCCCTCGTTTTATTAAGACAATTACATCTATCTTTACTAAAGATGGGTTGAGTTCTAAAGATTCAACTTCTTTGAGAAAGATTACTGGTTTAATAATAAAAATGTGAAACGAATCAGGTATTACCTTTACCATAAAGTATTGGACTGAAGTTTTACGATTAACCGTGTGTTCTATTGACATGAGAAATAAGTATTTAAAAGATACTAAAACTTGAGTTACTACACATAAGAGTCGTAAATTATCCTTAGACAATTTCCATGGAATGCCTAAAATCTTGCCTACCAAGGTAAAATTTAAGTTAGTGGAGATTAAGAAAGGGATAAGTTCTGGTTCATTAGCCAGAACAGATCTGATTTATATTAAATTACTATTGAGTATTCTTTCATTCTTTAGAGCAACTTCTCCTGATTATGCAGTTACAAAAGTTGAGACAATAACTGGTAATTTTACCGGTACATGTCTTTTTCTTCCTGAAACTGAAATAAGAGGAGCTCTAAGATCGATGAATTCGAAAGTATTGACATTTAGGTCAAAACCTTCACTCTATTTTAATTCCTATAAAGCGGGTCCTAATTCATCCATCGCTGTTCTTGGTATTGGGCTAGATTTAGTTGCTTGAATCATGAGACCGAAGAGATACATCCAGTATTGTAAAATGTCCTATGGACGTGGATATTGGGTGCTTTTAATCACCTTCGTCTTGTGCTCAGTCATTATCTTACCCGTGATTCCTTTCTTTCTTTTAAAAGGAGAAATACCACTGTTAGGCCGCATTGCGGTTCTACCAGAGGCACGGGGAAAACGTCGTATGATTGGAATTACCGATTGATGAACGCAAGTACTCTTGAGACCTCTACATGATGACATATATACCTTCTTAGGTAAAATTCCTAATGATGGTACTAATGATCAATCTAAACCAATTAAAGCATTGCTTAAAAGTTTGGATATACAATGTAATGTCAAAACAGGAGGAAAGAGGCTGCAATCAATGGATCTTTCCGCAGCGACTGATAGACTACCTGTATTGTTGCAAAGTCAAATCCTTAATATTCTTGGATTTGATGGTGATGGGTGACGCAGAGTACTAGATAGAGAATGATATCTTGGAGGAGATCTACTTTCATATAAGGTAGGTCAACCGATGGGTGCATACTCTTCTTTTGCTATGTTAGCTCTGACACACCATGTCATAACCAGAATTGCCGCAATAAGGTGTAAAGTAAATCCTAG